GCATTGTCCCGAGAACCGTGTGGCATCGGGCTGCTGGCTAACCCCCTGAATAAGGTTTGGTAATGATGTATTAATTAAAGGCATTATTAGAGTAGATCGTAGTTGCGGTTAATACCAAGGCACGAGGCAACGTCGTAGTTATCAAAGATAGTCCTGTCGGCTCCTTGGCCATCGGCTTCTTCGAGGTTATAGCGTGCTTTGAGTTCATCCCGTAGGATCTGTTGCTCAAGCTCCTGAGACCCGACGGTGCGTGCCTGGAAGACCCTTGAGGCTTTGAGTGTAATGTATCTCCGTGCTTGTTCGTGGAGATCAGTAAAATCTAAAAGGAACATCAACCGAACGTCAATGTCACTTGTGAAAGTAAAGGTGTTGTCTTCACGGTTAAACAGCTTGCCTCCGCGTTGCACAATGTCCTTAGAGTGATCTAGGGTATCTACGTGCATAATGTTGTCAGCAAGAACAATCTCATTGCTAACATTAGGGCTAAGCGTCTGCTTATTGACCGTATTGAAGTGCCATCCCTCTGACTGAACCTCGCGACTAACTTCGTCTAACACGGTGATCGCGGTGACCGCAGAGATAGGCAGTGAGGTAGTGACAGTGATCTGAGTCACTGGGCTTTCACCTATGGTGCTCAGCATCGTATTGACAGCTTCGAGTTCTGTAGTGAGTGGCATAATAATATTAATAAAATGAAAAAATACCCCGTCCCCAACTTAATGAGGACGAGGCATGAATTTAGTGAGTGCTATTAGCTAGCAGCAGATGAAGTGGTGTTAACCACAACAGCAGACTCAGGGCGAAGAACGCCGAGGCCCATTGCATACTTAGCAACGAACAAGGTGGACTGGCGCTCAATGAGATACTCGGACTCAGTAGCGAGGTCGAGAAGCTTAACGCAACCAACAGCAGACGAGTGTCCAGCAACGAAGCCAACATTACCAACGTCAGAACCTGTCTGAGTAGGCGCAAGACCAGTGAGGTCACCGTTGTAACCAGCGTCGTCGTTGTTAACAGCCGTGTCTGCGAATGGAGAGTTAGCTACGTTTGCATCATCACCGTTCAAGGCGCCGACTTGGACTCCTTCAAGGTGTGGACTCTTGTAGAGCTTGATGCCTGCAACTTCAACAATGCTACCTTTAGCAGCATCAGCAGAACCACTCGAAGTGTCCTTGTTGATTGCTGTGCTGTCACCAGTGAGCAGCTTGTAGTATTGAAGAGGAGTCAAGATAGCAAAGCGGTCCTCAGATGGGACTTCTTTTTCATCAAGGGTTCGTGCACACTCAAAGAGCGCTTCAACAAGTCCTTCAGCAGTCATAGTGTCTGCACTGAGAAGCTCGGTTCCTGTAGGTCCGCCAGCGTAGTTAGCGGTGGTGGTGAGACCAGCAGCGAACAATGTCTTAAGGATCTGAAGGTCCATGCGCTTAGCCAGGGCTTTACCAAGCTCAGCAGAGTAGATGCTCCGAAGATCATAGTGATTCTTCAGTTCATCAATGCGTGGAATCAGAGACGAAGCGACAAGCATGTCGTCGATGTTGATTACTTTCTCGTTGTGAGCAATCTGAGACAAGTAGTTACCAGAGCCCAGGAGGTCGTCCCCGGCTTTGTGATACTTGGCGTCAGCGTTACCTGTGACAGGGAACTGAGCAGATTTACCACTAGAGATAGTGCGAGTCATGATGAGGTCTTTAGCTACGTTCGTTTCGTTGAACGCAGTGAGGATCTCACCGCTGAATACTTTAAGGAACAACGCTGCGTCAGCTGACAAAGCGCCAGCAGGCAATGCGCGTGCCCCAGTGCCATTCACCTTACCCGGAATGGTGGGATTATTAGATAGTGCCATAATAAGTTATAGTTTAGTTTTGGTTTCTTTCGTCTGTGGACTTTAGTTTCTACTGTTCGCCGCAAGTTGTCCGACGCATCGGGCTTGGTGGTTACTAGTCTAGTTACTTCAGTTTGGTAGACTCAGGGAAAATTTTAGTTAAATACATCTAGCTGTCTTATGCAGCTCCTGATGATAGTATAAGTGGTTCGGTTAGTGTCATCGTCGTCTTCGTAGGTCGGATGCCACGATGTAATATTAATAAATGTTTTATCTATATGCTCAATGACTCCGTAGACAGTGCAGACCAGGGGCTTCCCTAAGTCTTGCGCGTGGTCTAAAAAGACGACCCTAGCGATGTCTTCGAGCTCTATTTCTTTATCCGGAGCTTCACACGCGCAGCCTTCGTGTTGGCAACAAACTGCTTCCCCTTCGCACCAGCACGTTTCTTCTTGCGTGCAGTGGAGGCTCTCTGTGCCTGGCTTAGGCTTTTCGCTTTCGATGATGGAAGACATCTGTCTGGATTTTTCTTGTTCTTTGAGGTTCCGCATGGTCCTTTGATTTTACCGTCAGTGCCTATTCGGACCCAGTTCTGCTTTCGCCAGTTTGCTAGTTCACCCACGTTTCTTTTTGATTTTAAGTTTAGACCGCTTGCCCTTACCATAGTTTGGGTCTTTGCAGTATTTCGATGCCGCCATGTTAGCGTAGGCGCTCGGATACTTATCGAACTTGCGCTTAGCCCATGCGATTCCTTTAGGACATATTTTAGCCATGCTTCAACTGAAGGTTACTTGTTCTTTCACTTCTTCTTTTTGATCCGAAGCTTTTTGCGTTTAACTTTGTTTTTATTATACATAAATATTTAACACTTCCAGCGTCTTAGCGCTAAGGCTTTACGCGTAGGGCGTCCCTTGGCGTCTTTCATAGGGCCCTTAACGCCACTCATGCGAGCACAGAATGAACGCTTACGGGGACCACCACCAGGCTGGGGTTTCTTAAGTTTACTCCCAGTCTTACTGTTGTAATACTTACGGCCTTTTTCTGTGAGGCCTCCCTTCTTAGACTTGTGTTCTTTGCGTAAGCTGACTCCCTGTCTTTTCATTGTTATAATAATTAATAAATCCTTTTGCCAAAGAAGAGCCTAAGGTGTCAAAGCTATGCTCAAACATCTCCCAGTCTTCTTGGTTGGACCCAAAGAACGGCTCAGTGATCACCGCAGGACAGTGTGTTTCCTTTAGGAACCTAGCGCCTCGGCTCTTCGCTGTCTTAGGCTTAACGCCTCGGTCTTTGACACCGAATGTTTCCACAATCTCATCTTGGAGACACTGCGCTAACTTCTCGCTCTTCTTAGACTTGTGCCAGTAGAGCATCTCGCTGCCATGTGCCGCAGGGGTTGCCGCGTTAAAGTGCAGTTCGATCGCTGAGGTAACCTTGCGTTCCTTGAGCTCAACGCTCAGGTTCTTCATAGACTCTGAGTAGTTGTTCCCGGTATACTCGTGGACAATCACTGAGGGAACACCAGCGTCATCGAGTTCTTCTTTGATAGACTTAGCGACCTGGAGGTTATACGTCCACTCGTTGGTCTCTTCGTCACACGCAACAGCGCCCATGTCATTGTATCGACTGTGGCCGACACATATGGCTAACACTGGGTCAGCCGGGGGTAACTGGGCGTCATCAGTAAACCACGCTCTACAACTCATTCTCTAAGTAGTTAATGTAGTGAAGTAACGCAGAGATCGTTTGTTTCTCGTCCTTCTCAAAGTCGTGAGCGTCAAGCCTCTGGATCATTTCGGGTATCCGGCTTGGCTTGAGTGTCGTGCACCCACTTGTTGATAAGGATGCGATGACGAGTGTGCCTGCGATTAGCAAGCTCTTTAGTGTATTCATCTCTTATAGAAAGAAAAAGCCTCCCCAGTGACGGGAAGGCTATAAGTAACTTAACAATAGACCCAATCATTTGTCTTTGGCTTTCCCTACGTTAAGAGCGAGCCAATCAACGACCTTGTAGAGCTTAGCAGCCCAACCGTCATCGGTAGGCGTCGGTGTTAACGCTGCGATAGCTGATGCTGCTGCAACGATAGCCGTAAGTGCGCTAATGAGGGTCTCTTTGTTGTCTACGATGTAGTTGATTAGGTTCATGGGTTTATTATTATTATTATTATAGAATGTCAGACACAGAGAGCCTGCGGTGAACTTCAGCTTGGTAACTTGGGTCTTGCTTATAGCGCGGGTCACTCATGGCCTTAGTGACCATAGCCGAAGACGTAAAGGGAGTAACAGCTTGGCCGTTGGTTTGACCCTGGACTAACTGAGGGGCGCCTCCGCTAGCAGAACGAAACTGTGAATACAAGCCCTGTGCTGCCACCTTAGCTTGCTCAACAGTGCCAGTCTCTACGATCTGATTGAACGCATCAAGTGAACCTTCGTCTAGGTTCTCTGTGGCCCATTCAGCCATCGCTTGGTAACCTTCTTGGCCACCAACAGACCCATAGACTTCGTTAGCCTGTGTGTCTGCGATTGCCTGTTGTCCTGCAATGTAAGCCTCGACAAGCTGCTTTGGTAACCCAGATTTCTCTAAGGTCTCAAAAGTCTCATCGCTTAACTGACCAGACTCCATGAACTCATCAGTGGCCGCATTGATGGCACTGACAGATTCAGGTTGTTCACCCTCGGGCTCTGCTGGTGTAGCCTCAGGGTTCCCAAGTTTACTCTCTAGTTCCTGGTAGGCAGTCGCCATGTCCTCGGCACTAGAAAACTTCTCAGGTAACCACTCTGGGCGGTCAGGTTGCGGGGTGTCTTCTTGTTGTCCTAGCTGTTGCGCTAGTTGTTCCTGGTTATTATCCCAGGCCTGTGCCATTGAGTCCGTAGAGTCAACAGCTGCTTGTTCTTGAACGGACGGTTCAACGGTCTCGCTCGTTTGTAGTTCTGCCATTTTTATTCAGTGGGTTCTTCTACTCCTTGTTGCCTTTGTTGTTCTAAAGCTTGGTCGCCGAGTGCTTTAACGCCTTGTGGTGCCACCTGTGCCATCATGGCCATCTGTTGGGCCTGTTGTTTCTCAGCTTGGATCTGCTCGTCGTCTTTAACGAGTCCTGCAGTCTTGATGCCTAACGCTGTAGCGCGTCTCTGGAAATACTGGCTCACATTTACAAACTCAGCGATCGCCTGGGGGCCTACGACTTGCGCTGCGCCTGCTAAGAACAAGTCAAGTTTCTGTAAGTCGTTCCCTCGGCCTAGCGCCTCGACCCCGGTGATGATCACTGGGTTAACAATGTCCTTAGGTAACGCAGGGAGCTTCTTCTTGCTCTTCATTACGTCCATCAGTCTGTTAACAAATGGCAGCTGCATCTCGTTTGATAATAATGAATATAAACCACCTAACGCTGACTCAAGCTCTTGGGATAACATCCTGATCTCTTCTGCAGTAACACGCTCGGCTTGCCTAACGACATTCGAGGTTAACAAGAAGGCACCACCGAGCCTGTCAGCAATAACCTTAATAGACGACTCAGCGGTCCTGAAGTCTGCAATCTTGTTAAGCTGTAAGGTCGTAACGTCTGCAGCGTTACCCTGGACTATGGCGCCACTGGGGGCTTCTGCGAGTGTCCGAGCACGCGTAGTTCCATTAGGATTCACCAAGAACATAACCTTAGCGGCAGCAGCAGAACCCTCAAGGATCGCCCGTGAGAGTCCCTCAAGTGACTGCAGGTCACCTAAGTATTCCTCGACATAACCACGGCCATAGCTTTCCCCGTCGATCCGTGAGAACCTCAGCGGTATAAACGGGTTCTTCGCTTTGTTAACTCGTGACCCTGAGCTCTCCAGTGCGACACCATTAATGTCTTGATATATAATAAATTCATCACCATCGCGACAAGCAGCAGTATACAAGTGAACCTCATCGGTCGGCTGGCCACCGTTAGTTGCAATCTGGGCCTTGATGTCTTCATCGAGCACGTCGTAACTGATGTTCTCTTTGGTCGCTATGTGAGTCACGTTGCCCATAGGGTCCCTATCGACGACAAAGCGATCTAGGTGGAACACCCGGATACCACCTTCGTCAGGCATATACAGCATGACATTACCTGTGATAATCAGATGTTTAAGCGCTGAGTGAATCGCTGTGCGATACGCCTCGCGACTAATCTCAGCCATGACTGACTCTTCGACTTTCTGGAGTGTCTCTTCGATCTCTGAGATCAACTCTTCAGGTGCCCCTTCGTTCGCTAGGGCATAGCTGTCGATGTTCAATCGGAAAAACGGGGCGTTAGGCGGAAGGAGTGCTAACAATAATTTAGAGGCGAGGTTATTTACTCCGCGAGCCCCAACGCCCTGAAAAGGTGTGTCTAGTCTGCTGTGTGGTCCGTGACCTTCGTCGGGCATGACGTAGGGTAACGTGAGCTTCGAGCAGGACCTGGCGCGATCTAGGTATTGATAGCGGTGTCCTTCGAGGCTTGTGTAGACCGCTTGGGCAGTGGTGAATTTCATAAAGATATAATATTAAATAATTTCCTCAGGCTCAGGCTTGATCGCCAGGAACTCTAACTGAGTTAACTCTTGGACTCCATCAGTCCCCTCTAACATAGCGTCGTCGTTGGATGTAAAGCGCCAGCAGTCGATGGCAATGAGTTTACCACTAGCGTCTGTGGCTTCAGCCAGGTTAGCAACAGGTGGTAACCCAGTGAGCGTAGTGCCTTGTTTGTTAGGATACCCACGGTCAGCGTCAACTGCGCTAACAAGTCCTGTGTAGACATCGGGTTGCACTACGTAATAACGAAACCCTGTGTCAGCTCGTGACTGTTCGATTTCTGTAAGTGGTTGTTGTTCGTCGTCCATTAGTCAGGTAGGTCTAGTAGTTCAAGCTCATCTTCCATCTCTAGGTCTTCTTCGATCGGTGGCTCCCATCGTAGTCGCTGTAGGTAGGTCTCAAGGTTGATTTCCTCAATGCCATCCAAAGTGAAATCATCACTGTCAAGGATACCAGCACGCTTCACACAATACAGGCGGTCACTGTTGGTCTCCGGGTCGAGAAAAGTCTTATCCCACAATGCCAACCACCTGTCAGTGCCGTCACCGTCAGGAAGTGACCTAGCGGTGTTGCCAGCAGCGGTTAGTTGCTCGTAGCTGTCCTGATTGCTAAACCGGAAGAATCTATGGGTTTCGTCTGTCATACTTAAAGTGTTACGTTGTTAACTATAATGCTCCAGCCTTTAGACTTAAGAGATGTTACTGCGGAGTTCG